ATCTGGTTGAACGGTGAGCACATGTCCGACAGTTCCTATAGATACGTTCGCGGCTTCTATATTCGAATCTGCGTAGATCATATCACCATGTGCCGCGAGGATGGAACTCAAATCGGCTCCACCACCTCCAGAGGAGTATTTCTGTGTAGATCGTCCGGTAGAACAACCACCCATTCTTATATTTGTATGAGACATTTTCCGGAGGGAAAATTCTCCACCTTTTCTTCTTTCTGATTCGGAATTTTAAACCCACCTTGCCTGTATACTTTGAGTCTTTTATTGTACATGGCAAAAAATACCGACCATTGATCTAAAATATCGTATATGCGTGGATTGTTCTTCTTACCGTTCGTTTCTCGCATGATACGACCTATACTCTGAACTATATCAGATTTGGGTGTTGCGAGAATGACCGTATCAAGACTGGGTATATCGAGTCCTTCATGCGCTTGACTAAACGTCGCGAATATGATTTGCTTTTTACTGGATTCAGCTAAATCTGCCTCTTTCATCCCACCCATGTATAAACCCGAACGATCCTTAAATCTTTGGTGTAAATATTCACAATGAAATCGACGATCGCTTAAAACTAATACTTGTCGAGTACTCCGCGTCGCATCTCGAATCGTGGACATGATGAGTGCGTTTCTATCGGGCATTTCTGTAAGTTCCGTTATCATAGTCGCCAAAGAAAGTTTGCCATACCTGGTACATGGTGGTGGATCTCTGAATCGTTGACACGTAAATTCTAAAGGAAACACGTCGACTTGGTGTTGGTTCTCCCGTTCGACAGAAAAGAACGTGGGACCCATGAACCAGTGTAAAACTTTTGTGAGTCCGTCCTTTCTGTTTGGTGTAGCTGAAAGTCCGTATACGTGTTTTGGGCACAATTTAAATAGTGATTGTGAGAAAACTTTGGCGCATATATGGTGTGCTTCGTCGACGATGAGAGTTCCTATACTATCAAAATCTTCGAATGAATATTCTTTTAGAGAAAGAGATTGAAGCATGGCGATGACAAAATCACAGTGTACTTCTTTCTTATTTTGCTGAACTATACCTATAGTCGCCCCCGGACAAAATTGTTGTATACGTTCTTTCCACTGATTCGCTAAAAATTCCTTATGCACGACAATCATGGTTCGTAATCCCAGTTTACACGCTATGGCCAGGGATACGGTCGTCTTCCCGAAGCCGCAAGGCAATGAAAGAATTCCATGACCAGCTTCGATAGCTTTTCTGAGTGCTTCATTTTGGTGTGTTTCGTCTCGCAATTTTCCTTTAAACGTGACATTTATCTTAGATGGTTCTGGCCTTGTATCTTTAGTCTCTTTTCCAAACTTTTCTTCTGCATAAAATCGCGGTACGCATAATCCAGATTTTGCTTTCCTAAACACTTTAAAAGGTGGAGGTGCTACACCAAAATCTGCATTAACGATTGGGCGAACCGTGAGTTCTTTTTTAATTTCAGTGAGATCCGGAACTATATACCCAGTTCTCGTGAGACTCATTCATTTATTTCATTTTTAAACTTTATATACGACAACTTCCAAGTATATCCACTATAGTCTTCATATGTCCACTTACCCATAAACGAAACATCAATTTCAGCGTCGTCCCCCTTTTTTAAACTTTGGACGGGAACACCTTCAAATCGGCACATGACTCGATTATATCTAAATGGAACTTTAATCGTGAGTACATGACCTTCGAGTGGATCTTCTACATGTTTTGTTACGAGGTTATGTTTATTATGAGAAAACAACACACGTTTCATGTCATGGTCGTTTAGAAGAACACGTATATATTTTTTGTTATTATGTTCATACATGGGAGTGAATATTGATACTTGGAATTTCATTTATAATATATTAATTTTAAAACTTTATTTAGGTTTCCACTTAAGAAAACTTGGTACTAAAAGTAAAGCTCCGAGTAAAATTATAATGTCGATCATAAAAACTTTCTTTTTAATTTCTGGACACCAGTTCTTAAAATCTTTTATTTGTTTAGATTCTTGAGGTTTGGCCCAATGATAAAACATGGCGAGATACGTGGGTCCCATGTTCCTCCTACAATCATAGTGATGATCATAATACGCTAACATGATGTAAGGGAAATACAAAAGTGCTAGTAATATCCATTTGTTATTTTTTGGAAGATACCAATACCCACCCGCCAATGCGAATGTAAACCATATACATTTCCAGTTTACGACGGGTTTCGCGTTATAACATTCTTCTTTCTTCTCAGTATCCATATAAAACACCTCGAGAAAAAAAATATAAGTTAGAGAGATAAAATTATTCGTATGTATTAAGATGGCACTATGCTTGGGAATAAATGTGCCGAGTACAACTTCCAGGAAAGTGAAAACGTGGAAGTTTGCGAGTAAGTTTTTATGGAAAAATGCGACTGTACAAAATAAATCAGAGCTTGGTAGATGGGTGAAGCAAGAACTTCTCGATCTTGGACCGACATTTGTAAAATTAGGACAAATCGCTTCGACGAGAGCGGACCTGTATCCACCAGAGTTTACAAAAGAACTGGAATCCCTGCAAGATGATGTTCCTCCCGTGGAAATTGACATAGATGTAAAATATGATATTTTTAAAGAATTTGACCCTGTACCATTTAAATCCGCGAGTATAGGCCAGGTCCATATGGCCGTACTCCAAAACGGTCAAAAAGTTGTTGTAAAAATAAAACGTCCCAGAATCCTGGATATAATGAAGGAGGATACGGATACTATACGGGGTATAGTACATTTTTTAGAGCGCATTGGTATCGACACGGGAAATAGTTCAGGTTTAGTTCTAGATGAGTCAATAGAATATCTCTTGGGAGAGGCGGATTACAAACGGGAGATTAACAATGCTATAAAATTTCGGAAAAGTATGAAAGATGTTGACTGGGTGAAAGTTCCGAAAATGTATAAAAAGTATTCAAACGATGAAATGATCGTCATGGAATATGTACCATCAGTTAAACTGACTGAGATTACGGATAAGAGGGTGAATAAGAAGAAGATATGCGAAGCCTTGATAAATGCGTACGTCATCCAAACTATGGATAACGGCCTATTTCATGCTGATCCACATCCAGGTAACTTGGGGTTTTCATCAAAGGGACAGCTTGTATTTTATGATTTTGGATTGCTCGTACCATTGTCAGAAGAATTAAGGGATGGATTCACAAAACTTTTTGGGTTTATAATCACACGTGATACAGCGGGTATAGTTGATACATTGGTTAAATTGGGTGTTATTGTTCCGACTTCTACTGATATTTCAGATATTGAATTATTTTTTGAAAACATCTTAGGGTATTTAGAGACCCTAGATGGTTCTGGAATCGTGAACGATGATCTCGCCGCACAACTCGCGATTGAAAAACCATTCGTGGTACCGAGTAGTTTCGTGTACCTCGCAAAAGCCTTTTCGACTATAGAGGGTATATGTCTGAAACTAGATCCAGACTTTAACTATTTCACGTATTTGGAGCCCCTGATACAACAGCAGATAATAGAATCTGTGGATGTTGGTGATATATTCATGAAGACGACGGAGATTCCTGGGACGATAGGTAAAATAAGTACGGCTGTATCCGGGCTTCAAAAATCGAGGGGATATATGAAACGTACTATGATCAAAACGAGACAGGAAATTAAGATCGTCCAATACAGCGTGGTGTGCGCTCTATTGGCTGAGAAATTTGGGGACAATCCACCTTTGGCGATGTTTTTTGTTTTCTGTACTTTATGGTTTACTTTTCGTAAAAATCAATAGATTTTTTACCATTCTTCTTGGGCTTATCAGCCTTTTTAATGAGCTTGTTATGTTCCTCGAGGTATCCCTTCATACGATTCTGTTCATCGCGGAAAATATCAGAGACCTTCTCTTTGATCTTGTCCACGTCGGTATCACGTTCCTTTTGGATCTTCTTACTAAGCCTCTTGAATCCCTTATTTTTCTTGTCAGCGGCGAATACGGTCATTGTATTTGTTATGGCGAGCATTTACTTTGTATCGATATTTAAATTTAAACGTTTTAACTTTTCTTCAAATTCCCTGCGCTCCCCGGGAGATTTGATGATTTCCCCATGGTTTAGAGCCCTGATTTCCGGACCCGTGAGCTGAATAGCGTCTACCCTGAAATCCATGAACGCTTTCATGGTTATGGGAACGAGTGGTTCTACTAGATCATACATAGCTTTACCGTACTCCTGGATTTCCTTCTGGGCATGAGAATCCATTCGTAGGCGAAGATAATGCATGAGATTATGAAGGTTAATCTTCCAATAGAACTCCGTATACGTCGATTGAGGAAGATTTCCCCTGGCCTGCTCCCGGCAGCATCCATCTTCCAGAAGTTTCTCATAAATGTCGAACGAATTTTCCAGATGCGAATGCATATCATTTTGATCAATGTTCACTACACCTTCCGACCCCTGATGGTTTATCTCTGACTGACCCCTAAGTTCGGAAGGTTCGTAATACTCTTTGGGAACAATTGAATATCGAGCTGACATTTCATTTACACTCGCGGTACGATGGCGAAGATGTTGACGTGCGATATAAATGGGCATCTTAATGTGAAACTTAAACTCTACCATCTCGAAAGGTGTCGTGTGCCAATGTCGCATCAGGTATCTAATAAGTCCAGTGTCTCCACGAGAAGTCTTCGTTCCATCTCCGTAAGATACCCGGGCTGCCTGAACAATTGAGTTGTCGAGGTTTTCTCTGGGCATAGTATCCACGAGTCGCACGAATCCATGGTCTAGTACGTTTACTTGCATTTTGAATTATCAACGGTCCATTTCTTTAATCAGATCATCTATGCATCTATAATACCTTTTGAGATCTTTCATGAATCTTTTATTATTCTCTAGACATTCACACTCGGGACTATTTTTATATATGTACGCGAGGTTACATTTGGAATATTTAGTACGCTTTTGATTTTCATTAGGTTTTCGGGGAACAAGTTTCTTCACGATCTTTTCCTTTTTCTTGGGCTCTACCCGCTTCGTGAAACTTATAGCTTGCATGACAGTATCAGCTAAATCGTCCTTCTTCTTAGACTTCATGAAGGTTTCTATCCAATGTTTATTCGTATCATCCCCGCGTAAAAATGCTTCACATCTTTCTATGGATACCTTTTTACGTTTCATGTATTGCGCTTTCCCGGGACCCACTACATCTGGGATTTTAAACTTCGCATCGTATATGATCGTCTCAGATTTTGGAGCTTTTATGACAAAATACGCGTGTAAAAAGTGTTCAACCATTTTCATTTTTTTATTACGATCGGGTTGCTTCTCTATCAAAATGATATCTGATTCGAGAACCCAAGGTCTTTCATCTAAATGCTTTCTTAATGAAACATATACACCATCTTTATGCTCGGGAGGTATTCCGGAAACGTCCCAATTTACGACTAGGTTAGATGTTTCATTAAATTGGCACATAGCCAAATTTCTGATTCCCACGTCTATACTCAGAATCATATACATAAAGAATGGAAATTCTTTAAGCTATGAAGAGTAAAGTGAGAATATCATGATTAAGAAGGCGATTATTATGACTGCTAATATAGCTACTATAACGGACGTTATTAGGTTTTCATCTACATCCGGGAACCATTTTTTCCACCAAGGATCTTCATCTCCATCTCCATCACCCGGGCGACCGTCATATCTATTTGCGCATGCGGCTATACAATGATTCATACAATCAAAATTTTCTTCAGTACAAAATGGTTGTTCTGCCTCTACTTCTAACTCTCTAAATTCTTCCCTAAGATTATCTAAAGTGGAATATATTAAATCTTCCTTTCCTATATTTCCATAGTGATAATCGATATAATTTTTAGGAAGACATGCCATTACACATCCTTTTTTAGAATCAGAACCACTTGTATCGTTTATATCAGCTTCTTCATCTTGTAAATAAGCGAATAATGCCGCTAAACCTGCGAGAGTTGTTATCTTATCAACAGTACTCATTTCCACACGTTTATTTTTTGCTTCTGCGGACTTATTTGATATATCTGAACGCTGACCATCTATATCACCTCTCAATCGTCTTTTATTTACAGCAGCTGAATCGGCAGCTGTGTACCGACTTTTCATTGTATTGAATTTCGCATCGAAATTTCGCATCGAAATTTCGAGATCTCCCACTTTTGACACCGCGTCATTTTTCTGAGTAGTTGCCGCATTTTTTGTTGTTTTTGCGGTAGATACATCCGATTCGACGCCCGCTTTGTTTGTCGCAACGTTATTTGAACTTGTTTTAGTTAATTTATACGTTCCTTCAGGTTGCTCAAAACTGCCATCTGGCATTTTTTTAGATTTTCCAGGTATGACAGTACCGTCTGGTAATCTAAAAGAACCATCTCCTGATAGACGTTCCGTACCCGCAGGAAGACTAAATACTTTACCCGTTTCATATGCATCTATTTTATACGTAATTGGATCAGACGGCGCCCAAGTACTGCCCCCAGATTTATACCCTCCCGTATATAATACTTCACTTCCATCCTCTAAACGAACTACAGCACCATCACCCGTCCCGGTACTATAGTTCCATCTACCATTACTCCACGTTCGTGTTCCTAATAAAAATCCGTTAGAACCACCCGTATCGAGATAAAATTTATTTGTACCAGTTTCTGAATAAATATTATTTCCATAAGCCGTGTACGATCCATTATTATACCATCTGGCCATGGTATTATTATATTACTTATAAAATAATGAGGGTTAAACTTATAAAAAGTTTACACCCTGAAAAAAAGTTTACCGCCATTTTTCAGGATGGATCTAAAATTCATTTTGGAGGGAAAGGGTATTCAGATTATACGATTCATAAAGATCCTTCGCGTATGCGTAGATATTTAGCTCGTCATGGGAGAATGGGTGAAACGTGGAGTAAAAAGGGGATAAAAACGGCTGGATTTTGGTCTCGCTGGCTCTTGTGGAGTAAACCATCCTTAGAAGGTGCTAAAAAATTAATATCCAAAAAATTTGGTATTACATTTACGTCGCGATGATATAACGAGTATATAAATCGTCCATCTCTTGCTTTTTTTGATCGATGATATTTGCATATTGTTCGATCAAATCATATTCGTTCAAAATGTAACCCATATATGCTTCTATGTTAGTTTGGGATTGTATACCCACGTCGTGATATCCTTTCGCCAAATCATTAGCATCCGATATTGCTTGAACAAAATATTCAGAGTCAGAAACGGATGTATTTTGATCCATCACGTTATTATACGCGTCATCTACGAGGGTAGATAACCTTCCTATATTAATATTAACTTGATTTATAACTTTTTCTTCCTCAATTATCTTATCATAATATGTTTGTATAGCAGACTTTGATTGTCCCATATAATTCGTATTTATGTCAACAACCTGCTCTAAATCATAAGCTTCGAGCTCTACGGCGTTCATTTATATAACCCGAGTTAAAAAAAATTGTCGGTTCTGTACAATTTAGCTTGGAAGTTTGAGTCATTACCCATAACGCTAATAGATTCGTTACCGTAAATTTCTTGGCAGCCTATATCATCCATGCAATCTCTATCACCCATGGAAACAGGGAGAGGGTATATTTGATCCCCAGATGTAGCGGTATAATAGTTATACCTGTCGCGTCTACCTCGAACCTCTTTCCCGTATAAAGGAAGTGTTTCGTTATTATCGCCGAGTAGAACGCCCATTTGCTGTACATGTCCGGGTTTATACTTTTTAATAGGTGGATTCCTGAATTCGGGTTCCATGACGACTTCCCTGGGTGCTATCGTTTCTACAGGAACGGGAACTTCAACGATATTTTCTTTCGGGTACATCAGAAGATACATGACAGCCGCGAGAAGTGCTATTATAATGAACGTCGCGACTTGAGGATTAAGCTTCTTTTTCATTTATAGTAGTCTCAGAAATTTATCGAACTTATAGTATGAATAACAAAAAGTCTACCAAAGTTGTTCCATTTTGGCATCCTCAGCAAGAAGTTATCCTGAAAACATGGGGTGAAGCGTCCGCCTGTTATAGATACATGCACAATCATGCGTATTTAGTCTTCAAAAAACAGAGTATGCGATTTACATTACCAGTCATCGTTCTTTCGACGATAACAGGAACTGCGAATTTTGCACAGAATTCGTTTCCGGAAAACATGAGAGGTGCGGTTCCATCTGTAATCGGTGCGATGAATCTGATAGCAGGAATCATAGCCACGATTATGCAATTCTTAAAAATTAACGAAATGATGGAAGGATGCAGAGTTGCGTCACTTCAATACGGTAAACTTTCCCGCACTATTCGATTAGAGTTATCTCTCCCTGTGGAGGAACGTTCTATAGACGGGACGACTATGATAGAAACATGTCGTGCAGAATATGATCGACTCATAGAACAATCTCCACCTCTACCATATTTCATCATTCAAGCGTTCGAAAAACAATTTCCCGAAGATTCCGAATTCTTTAAACCTGAAATATTACATATTCAACCTATAGAAACCTTCATGAGCGAATCTGAGATGCGTCATGAATTGGGTAAGGAGATAGAAGGTATCCGTCGTGTAAAAAACAAAGAATTAGAGAATATCAAAGTTGTAGCAGATATACCCGATGAGTCAGATAAGCCAGCATCAAAAAAAGAATAACATTAAAGAGTAAAATACTTATAACATAAGGGTACACCTTTCTTTTGATAGGTTCAATAACTTTTTTATGAAGTGTATCATTTTCTAAAAAAATATCTAGCGCTTGTTCAGTAAAGTCTTCAGACATGGATGCCTTTGTTAAAATACTTCCACAAAAAAAAGATCCAACCCCTACGCTTCACACGAAAGAACTTCAAAGATTGGAAGAATGTGTTAAAAAGGGGTTGAACGTGTTTTTATGCGGCTCTTCTGGTGTAGGAAAAACATTCATCTTGGAAAAAGTTTTGAATAATTCCAATAGTATAGAGATACATAGTGAACTTTTCCAAAGAAAGAGTACCTTTTTAGATCTCATAGGTGAAACATCTTTTCATATATTTATAGATGGGTATGATGTTAATGTGTATGGGCACAGACAGCTTATGGAAAGGATAACTTCAAAAAGGGAACCTTTAACAACAGGTTCCGTCGTTTTTGTTTCAAATTCTGTTCATATAATACCCGGTTTTGAGTTGATAATCGTACCTAAGCGAACCGCAGACGAAATAGCTTCTTTAGAACCCGATAACCCTCGGGCTCGCTTTGCAGCTGATAAGTGCGCTGGGAACATTCGCGATTTTTATCACTATATTAATAAGTCTGATGAAAAGGATATTTTTAAAACGTCTAAAAGTATACTCGTCGAAGTGTTGTGTCATAGGGGGGCATTTGATATTTCACAAACTATACACGAAAGGGGACATGTGATAGATGTTATACATGGTAATTACCCATATTCGAATGAGAGTAATATTGAGAAAATTTCAGAGTCATTATCTCTAGCAGATGTGTACGACGCTGGTATATACAAGGGTGAATGGGAATTCATGCCTTATTATACCTTATGTGGTATAGCTATACCCAAACATTATTTGGGTGAATTACTAAAACCAAATGAATTACAAGCTGGAAGTACTTGGACAAAGTATGGTAATTATAAAATGAGATTACAAAAAATACAAAATATTCAAAATAGAAACACTACAAAAATTGGTGTAGAAGAATTACAAATTCTTCGAGAGTACGCGAAAATTGGTAATTTTGAGACGTGTTTTAAATATAAGCTGGAACCTGGTGATTTCGACGTGATGAATCATTTAGCTCTTCATAACAAATTGAAAACAAGTGAAGTTATGAAAGTTAAAAAGAAAATGACACATGTATTAAATGAGCTCTGACGAAGAGAGTGAAGACGAGACCCAAGAAATCGTGCGCGTCGTTGGGTGTGACATTTATTTTTATGGCGACATCGACAGAACTAGTATTCTAAAATTTACAGAAACATTCAGAAAATTAGAAATAGATTTGAGAAAGAAAGCGATCGAACTTCCCGGGTATGATCCAATTATAACCATTCATATTTGTAGTGATGGAGGTGATGTATACGCTGGTATGGGTGTCATGGACACACTCAGACGTTCCAGTGTACGAGTTCATACGATAGCTGAGGGTACGTGCTGTAGTGCTGCGACGTTTATGCTCCTCGGTGGTAAGAAACGGATGATTGGAAAGCATGCGCATATACTCATTCATCAGTTGTCGGCGGGATTTATGGGCAAATATAAGGATTTAAGAGATGAGTTAAAAACGTGCAAAAAGATCATGAAAATGATGAAATGTTTGTACGAGAGTGAAACGAAGATTCCTAAACCAAAGTTTAAGGAAATGATGACACATGATGTCTACATAGATTCTAGCGAATGTCTCAAGTACGAGATCGTTCACGAGATTGTTTAATAGTAATATATCTTTTATACATATAAATAACTCCCACTATCAGTATAATAATACTTAAAGTGTTCAGGTTGACAGGTACGTTTGTGAGCGGAGGAGCCCTAAGTCGCTCCATCTTCTCATAATTTACCACCTGAATCATATCTTTTATTATTATAATGGATACAATTTTTACCACCGATAAAAACAACAAGAAGCGCTACCTTGACATCAGTGTCGAGGAAATCAACGAGGTCTGGTGTATAGTGAAAACGACCGGACAAGTTAATGGCAAAGAAACCAAGTCTATGACCGAAGTTCCACTCGGATACGATAGTGCTACGAAACGTGCTAAAACTATCTGGAAGAATGCGAATACAAAGGCTACGACCGTGCTTCCCATGTTGGCGAACAAATGGGAAGATCGCCAGAAATACATCTCTGAGCCGTTCTACGTCCAACCCAAACTTGATGGTGTTCGCCTACTTGTTTCCAAAGATGGTGGTATCTCAAGAACTGGAAAGATCATCCCCGGAACTGAGGTTCTTGGGAAGGGTCTTGAGCCGGGTCAATACGTTGATGGTGAAGCCTTTGACCCTAACCTCAACTTTGAGGAACTCACGAGTACCTTCAAGACTAATCCTCTGAAGCTCAAGTTCCACGTGTTCGATTTCTTTGATCTCAAAGCTGAAGCCCTCGCCAGGGATAAGATGACCTTCGAGCAACGCTGGGAGTATGTCAAAGAATCTATCTACAATCCTCATTACGAATATGTCAAAACGACACTCGTAAAATCCAAGAAGGATCTTCCTCTCGTGCATCAGAAGCATGTTGAAGAAGGACACGAAGGAACCATGATCCGTGATCGCTTCAGTGTGTACGAGGTTGGTCAGCGAAGCAACTATCTCCTCAAGCACAAGGATTTCCAGACTGAAGAATATGAGATCATCGGAGCGACAACAGGGCATGGTCGGGATGCAAATTGTGTCGTTTGGAAGTGTAAGACGGAAGATGGAAACGTATTTAACGCTCGACCAGAAGGAACACTCGAGGATAGAGCGTACAAGTATGCGAACAGAGATAAGTTCATTGGTAAGATGTTGACCGTCAGGTTTCAGAATCTCACGGATAAAAATGTTCCCAGATTCCCAGTCGGGGTTGCGATTAGAGACTATGAATAAATTGTTATAAACATGTAAATGAATCGAATTGCTATTGACGTTGATGAAGTTCTTGTACCCTTTGTGAAACCTATGGCCACGTGGAAGAAATTAAGCATGCCAAAGGAAAAATGTAGATATTTGTATCGAGATATGTTTAACATAACAGAAAAACAATCTCAAAAAATGGTACAAGAATTTTATGAGTCAGAAACGTTCGACATGCTTCAACCCATCCAGGACTCGCAATCTGTTATTCGTCTCATGCGCCCACACGTAGATAAGATGTACATAGTGACGGGGCGTCAAGATTGTGTTCGTGAAAAGACGGAGGATTGGTTGGATTTTCATTTTCCCGGAATATTTGATGATGTCATATTAACGAATAGTTTTACCAGTTTTGAACTACAAAAATATGATATATGCCACGCTCTCAACTTAGATACTATAGTAGATGATAGTGATATGACGTGCGGTATTTGTAAACATTGGGACATGCGATCTATACATTTCGCTGGAAAGAATGGTTCACCTTACGAATGGTGTGAGGTTGATGATATCAGTGTATTGAGTTGGATGGAATTGTATAAGAAACTACCCCCAAAGTTTGTAGATTGTATGTAAAAAAATGTCAGGTCATAGTAGATATGTCTACACGTACTAGAAATACAACCACTACAAGTGGACAAAGTGTCGTTCAAAATGGTAAATCACAAAATAATATTAAACGCAATCTTCTTAATAGAAGGGAAGCTGCTGGTCGTTTAACATTTCCGGTAAACGCGAAACGCAACAACGCGAACAAAGTAAACAACACGAATCGCAACAACGTGAATACACGAAATTCAGTTTTACTGAAAAATATGAATAGGGAATATTTACAATCATGTTACTTAAATACGTACACAACTCTCGCGTATGTAGCTGGTCAAACAAAGATTTCTGATGCTGTTTTATCCAGATACATGCTATCTTTCGAGACTTTGCTATCTAAATTGAATGGTAAACTGACATCAGCTAAAGAAAAAATGTTAGAGGAATTATGGAACAAAACGCGTAATTACGAAAATAAAAATACTTTTTCGAATGATGCCAACGTTGAACGCACTTTAACATATTATAAAAATATCATGGAAAATGGTTTTATACAACAAGGTAATTCGAAGATCGCATCTCTATCCAGGAATCTAAAATAAAATATCAGTACATTATAGATGTCACAAAATAAAACTATATGTGAAACCAAACCTACATTTTTAATAGGTAAACGTAATGATAGAGGAGGTCTTACCCTCGGTGTACCTCTAGTGTATAGTGGATTAATGGCGGATCACACTTTACATACATCAGATGGAAGTTCCCATCCATCGCAGTTGGTGGTATCGGATTATAAGACAGGTTCCCCATCTTCACTCGTAACAGGTGAAAACGCTCCAATGATTTCTCAAAATCCTAACATAAATGTTAGTGCTGGTAAAGGTAGAGCTGGTATGGATATAAAACTTAATCCTGATAAGGTGAAGTTATTGAAAAGTAAGTACCCATCTATAAAAAATTCTAATCGTTTAAATAAGTTCTTTATTCAATCATTCTCAAAGTCGGGAAATGCACCCACTGTTGCACAATACGCTAAGATAATGAAAGCTATACAAACTAAAGGCGCGGCAAAAAATTTTCAGGGAAGTCCTCTTGAATATAAGCGTATTTTAGATTATTTTCAATTTACTCTTACAGAAACACTTAATAAGAGTAATGGTACATTATTTTTATATAGACCCAGTATACACAAGATACATGAAAATCTTGGGTCATTTTCTAATTATAAAGAGGCTATAATGGCTTCGTATGTTTCTCAAAACGAAAATGATTTTTTGCTTTATGATAAAGCTTACTTCGCCACAAAGGATCGTCCCGCTGCTTTAGCCTCCGTGGTAAGGGGTATAAAAACTGTATTTAAACGAAGTAGTTCGGTTGAACCTGGACGTAAATGGATCGCGTATGAATTTTCTGATGATGCTAGAACTAATATAAATAAGTTAAAAATACAGATAAAAGAAGATTTAAAAAGACAAAATATAAATCCAAGTGATTTTATAAACCGTAATTTTAACACATCAAAAGGTGAAATTACATACTTTTTAAATTATGAAAAATTCTTAAAACTTAAGAATAGCACTTTAAAAGCAACTGTTTTATTCTATTGGATGTTTAACTACCCGGGTGATAATAATGGGATATTATTACAAAAATTCGTTTCCATCATAGATACATTCCACGATTTTACTGGATCAAGGGCTACCGGTTTTAAACCAACTGAAGGTGGCTTCGCTAGTATATGGCCTTCGGGTAGTAATGCTCAACAAAAATCGCGAAGGATTAATTTTAACGGATTATCGGCAAATGTGATTCTACAGGGAAATTCAGCATTTTTAGTACAGATTTTAGGTAGGAATATTTATAAATTAGCTAAAGATAATGGAGCGGCTTCTATAGTTAAAGGTCAAAATAAACGCTCAAATATAAATTCTATGAGAAAGTTATCACATTTGCTCTATTTTTTCGCTAATGTTATGGGAGGAACTAAAGATCTTACCGGTAAGTGTGAAGAATACGCGAGTCAATTACTTACTAAAACTGGTAGAAAGGTAGAAAAGGGTGATTTCTGCAATCAATTAAATAAAGGTGGAAAACATGCACTTATAATAGATATTTTCAGTACCGGTGGTCTTGACTGCATAAAGGAACGGAGTGTTATTCACGGTGTGGGTGTTATGGATCCTGCCCCGCGAAGTGGAAATACATGGAAGGGAGTTTTTGAAAAAATTGGTAGCAAATGTGTAGGGAGAGGAACTAAAGGATTCCCAGTTAAATTTGAATTCGATACGGCTGCTGAAGAAAGAATATTGAGACTTCATAGGGAATATCAACGTCAACTTGATGAAATTTATAAAATGAAAGGTAATATTACAACTACTGCCAATAATAAAAGTGTAAATATGAATGCAGAAAAACAATCTAGAAAGATTAATAACAATCGCAGTTTAGGTAATGCTGTAGGAAATAAAAGAACTAGAAATAATAACAATAATGTAAAGACCAATAAACCTAATGTTAAACGTAGACCAGTCATGAAAGCTATAAATCCCTCCTTAACTACAGCTGCGACGAGTTTTGCCAGGGCTATGAATGCAAAGACTGTCAAACGTGTAAAACCTGCTGCCAGGACCAATGTCATAAATCTAACTAAAAACAACAACAATAATAAATCCTTGGATCAATTGGTAAAAAATAATAGGGCATATAAACAACAAATCTCGAACACAACGGAACAGTTGCGCGCCACCCCTGCGAATGCCCGTCTTAGAAAGAAACTGCTCGGATTGCAAATTTTGAAGGCGGAGGGTGCTGCTACTTATCATAAAAAAACAGGAGATACGAACAGAGAGAAAAAAGCTCGGATAGTTGTGGCGAGTTTGAAAAGATCTATTTCAGGGTAGCGCCACGTTTGACGATCAGGAAACTTAAGTAAACCCCCAATATATAAAAAAGTATACAAAAATGAACACCCTAAATGAGACTTTCAAAAACGGCGCGGCCATCATGAGTCTCATTTGGAGCGTAGGAAAAATGCAAGATTGGGTCATGCGTAATCAATATTAAAGATTATATACCTTTATAAATAAATGTTTACCGTATGTCGTGCACCCGTCCGTGTATTTAACACATCTGAATACCCTAAAAAAAGATCACACTCGTATGTCATCAATCGTTCCGATGAACTGATTAAGATGGATAAACTTCGTCAAGAAATTTCAAAATACAGGATTGCACAAGCCAAGGTAAAAACACTTTCGACGTGGGCTCTCAAGACGTCAAGATCCGCAACTAAAGATCTTGAACATATTTTGGAAATCATAGATGATATGTACGGGGAGGAAGGATTTGAAGATATATAAAGTTATGAATGGTTAAATGATAAATGGCCACTCTCTGTCAAACTCCCATCCGTATTTACAACACCGGTAAGCGTAAGTATCATAAGCATAAGTATAACACAAATCGATCTAGAGATTTTGATGACAAAGACGAGGCTATCAGAATTCTAAAAACTGAAAATGAAAAGTTTCGTTGCGCACACAAAAAGATAAAGACGCTTACCAAGTGGAATTATAGATCGACCCGTTCTGCGATGGATGATGTCACCGGAGTTATGGAAATTCTCGAAGAATGTTATTTAGAAACGAGTGAAGAGTATAATGAAGATGCAGATGCTACTCAATAAAAGTGTTCACGTTCCGAGAAGAACTTTGACTATTAATGCCGAATATGGAAAAAATCATATAGGTTTACATAATACAAAAAATATACGAAATGTTAAACATCTGAAAGTGTTGTATGTTTTGGGCTTTGATACTCATACGGAAAGACGTGGTGTATATGCGGTATCAAATAGTGATGCGAAGGATATTTCTAGAGATTATATACTGGCGTTTAGATTTCGTGATGAGGCTTCGAGATTTATGACACTTCTAGAAGCTATCGTAGATTACCAACCTACTGTAGAACTCGTGAATAGAAGTGAAATAGATGCGGTATGTGAGGAGAATAATATTTCGTGTTTGGTCGTGGATTCAAACACACTCGTTTTACCACCTGAAAACAACATACAAATTACACATTATACAAAAGATCAATTTTCGTGAATGAGTATACTTTCCAGACTATCTGAACTATGGATAGGGGATAATCCTCGTATGACTCTATCACATGAATGATTTTCTAAGTCAACCACAGTTCTGAATGAGACCCAACATTGTTTACAACGTACAGTTCCATACCCTACATCTAATAACCTGTTTAACTCTGCTGTATCATGATATCCCATATGTGTCAGTAAATAACCTGTATGATTGAATTCTCTCCCACACACGTCACAAGAACAGTATAAGTTTCTAGCTTTTCTTTTGATGCGAGGCTTTTTAAAGCAATCGAGTAGACTACACATTATTTATATTCCATGTTTTTATTTTCGTATATTATAGCAGATGTGGCTTCATATTTTTTTGATATGTATCATCATATTTTTAACGTTTTTGATATTTCGTAAACGTAAGCTTCAGTATACATGTTTTCTCTTAACATTAGAGGGTTCAACGAAGCGACAGCAAAATTTTTTATCGAGTTTCAATGATGCGGCTCCACTAGAGATTGTGTATGGAACAAATACAAAACAAATAGAAAACGCTGAAAAATATAAACACATAATCGATCCTTTATACTACAAAGAAGCCTTACGATTAAATTATAAAAAGGATGCCGTTAGAGAAGACGTCACATTTTTTAACCTAGGAGCTATAGGTTGTTATTTGGGTCACATGGAAATAATGAAACAAGCTTTTGATAAAAATATCAAATACGCGCTCGTGTTTGAAGATAATGTAGTTATAAAACGATACGAATTATTTAATCAAGTACAAAGTGTTATAGATGTTATGGGTGATGATTTTGAAATGTGTTTCTTCCATTGTTTATCGAGATACCCTGTAAGTTATGAAAAGGGGTTAGAAAAGGTGAAATGGATTTCTAGTACGAAGTGTTATTTGATTCATGTTGACAACATGAGAAAATACTACAATTATTACTTTCCCATAGATAATCATGTTGACAACAAAACCGAAGATATAATAGCACAAGGAGCTAGGGTATATTATAAAGATTTACGAAGATTAATAAAAATAGATAGAAGTGAGTCAAGTACTATTGGACATAGTCATCACAATAATAAATCTTTTTTCTCAAAGCAACATCCAGAATTAACGACAGCTGTTCTTAAGAGGGGTTATTGATATAACTCTCCGACCATCGTCGTATGAGTGTGCGATAGTCTCCCATATCGTGATCGGGGATTCCTTGAACTATTCGCAGAGGATTTCGTAGCATGTTTATAAAACCATTTTTAAATAGAGACCATTTAGTAGGATTCTTTTTAATTTTTCCTTTACGAGTTATGTGGTGCAATTCTCCACAATGTTTATAGTTCATCCATTTTGGGGGAATTTTAGAGATTACGTCTCGATCGTTTACGAATCGGTACATTTTATGAGATTTATCAAATTCTTTAGCCCAGTCCTTTGTACCTATCCTCGGGCATCCGTAGTTATAACAAATAGCTCCATCAATTCTGCTAGCAGCGATACCACTCATGGCACCACCGAGTGAGTGTCCACACGTGTATATCTGCTTATTACTGGTTCCTCGTAGCCACTTTTTAATATCCGGCCATAAAGTATCCACTTCATTCCTGAATCCTTTATGAACATTACCTATAGTTATACCATACTTATCTTGACCATGAAATATGTTTATATCAGCCTTCACATCATTCATTGTAGTAGGTTCAGTTCCCCTAAAAGCGAGAACTACGTGATCCTCAGCTTCTAATCCATAACATTGGGCTCCTGATTTATCGAAATAGCGTATGTTTCTGTACCCCTTTGGTGCCATTTTACGTTTGACCTCATCTGGTGATTTTTCATATGCTAGTTCAGATAATTGAGCGAAGTGTGTTCCATTTTTATAACTAAAATCTGGGGTGATAATCATATTATAGAATAATATTATAAAGATTCAACTCTTCTGACACCCTTTTCTTCATCTAACATTACATCTCCACTTTTTCGTTTATCTTTTATGTTAGAAAACGCGTTCAACCATCTATTCACCGCACGTCTAGATCCCGTTACAGACGCCGCGTCATCACTTACAACTATACTCAAACCATTGCAAACATCGGGTTTATTTTCCTTTTCTGGAAATTGAACCATGAATGCCTGAATAGATATAGCCGGTATATCTGGAGCGTCATCTAACAACTTGTCATAGTCTTCTCGAGACTTCATAAGAAAGTCTACCACTTCTGAGCGGTGTTTCACGTCGAGTGATATTTCCATATCGATAGACCTATAGAACTTTGACCACTGTACACACATAGCCGAGTGTGCCTCAGATAGAGGTAGAGACTGACTAAACTTTGAGATACTCGTCAAAATCCCTCCCAAAACATTTAGGAAGGCAAAGAAATACTGAATGACCATTATGTTATTCTTTGTATCTTGAGATACATTTTCATTACCACTGGGATTTAGGACGGCAAAACCACCTACACCCGTTATACTCGCTATAATTATACTAGGATAAGACAACCAATCATTCTGTTTCTTGTAGAATAAGCGTGCATGATTATGCAACCAGCGGTATCCAGCCGCCTTCTCTGCCCATTTTATAAGCAACTTTTCTTGTTTTTCGCACCACTCACAGTGTTCGTCTTGCTTTTGAACACTCATGGACTTAGATTATACAGATATATTTTTCGCACTCTCCCTGGCTAACGCGGTCATCTCCATCCGATTATTTGTTGAATTAGGCTGTCGAGTACTAAACTTATAACTATAACTGACCACACCCCAGCAAGAAAGTCTAGAATTTCCCAAACTGCTCCCATCGGTGATTGTGTATTGGACTTATTTTCTAAGTCCATTTTGGGAACTCATTTGTAAGTCTGCCTACACCACCATTCATTGCCTCCCAAATATTCAAATAATATATGAATCATGAATCCTGCGACAAATAACAATAAAGTCGTCGTAGATTTTTTAGAAATTCGCCTGAGTAAGTAATAGATCGCTATGTTGAGAATACCAATGATGGTTGCTTCGAATAATACATCTCTCACGGGTCTCGTCATTTATATTATACAATGTTTTAAAGAAACGGGTCTATAAATATATATGACATCCGCGATTATTCCTGTCCGCGTAGTATCCAAACTCGACAACGGAAATCGGGAATATGAAAAATTAAAGAAACGTCTCAGAAAGTCTACTGCTAGTTATGGAGCTGTACTTTCTACAGCATCATTCATAACACAGGGTTCAGATAAGGGTTTGTCTATGACTCTAGGAGTTTTAACATCGTATACGTATCTATCATCCCTTGAGAAGTATGTGGATGACATTGAAACTTCCGGATTTCCAAATCAATTTTTGGTACCGATCAGCATCGCGGCATTTGAAGTAATTTGGAACAGTGCCCCGTTTAGTTTTGATTTTGATTATGGATCTACATTTATAGGATTTTTATCGTATAAATTTGCAATCATAAATGTTTTATACGAAACTGTAAAAGATTGGTTAATATCGGATAGTACAAATCTATACAGAGTATATACAAAGAACGAGGATCAAGACGATGAACAACATGGTGAAGTACCGATCATAGAAAAATAATTGTAATAAGTAGTATGTTTCCAATAGGGGTAGGACTTTTTTACATATACGTTTCGTGTCGTATAGTACATCTTAATAAAAAACGTAGGTTGTGCGAAAACCAAAAGCGAATTGGGTATGATGATTCTGTTCAGCAGACTGTGCCGATCATTTTTTATGTTGATTTATGATAAGATGGCCAATAGGACGCCCATAAAAAATACACCTCCAAAGGTTAACAAAGAAAAGAGGCGAAAGGAAACGGCTCGTAGACAAAACATTGAGCGAAAAAGGGAGTTGGAAAATAGACGCCGTAAAACGAGTATAGAGCGCGCTCTTAATTCTTTATCTAACGGGATGACTCGGATTCTTAACATGCCCAAAAATGCTTATAATTTAGGTACCATATTAGCCACGAATAATAGATACATGACGGTTCGTTTAAGTAAGAAATTAATAAATAATTTAAAAGATGTGTACAAAAAGACGTTCACGAATCAAGTCGAATACTCGGGTACTATACCTTTCACGGTTAAAAATACGAGGAACTATGTTAAATACAATACACCCACTGCACGAACGAATGGTCAATTCGCAACCGTGACTCCTCCCGCTTCTGATTTCAAAGAATACATTATGTATCACACTCATCCCGTCCCACCCAACGATAAACCTTTATTTAGTTTTCCCAGTGGAATGGATTTAAAAGCGTACGTGCGACATTATCCAGACTTACAAGCGAATATTATTTTAGAAAATCAAGGATATTATGTCATAGACTTAATCGAAACTAACATGAATAAACCCAACGCGTCTAGGGTAGCCGCCACATTTGAGAGACTCGTAACTCAGCGAGAATTTAGTATTGTCACGGGTGGGTACAGGGGGGCTGTTTATGTTCAGACGACACCCACTAGGTGGAAAAGGGCAATCAATAAATATATAGATCCTATCATGCGTAGACAATTTGGTATTTCGATCAGATATTATACATGGGATGAATTGGGAGAAATTACATTGTTAGATAAGAGCGTTCTCATGAATGCTAGTTAAAATTTCTAATGGTACTTTATTAAATGGACGTCTGTTTTAAGAGTCCACATTTGTATATAAAATTACCTCGAAAAGTTGTAGATAATTTAAAACGTGTTAGTGATTTATCAACAATAAAGAAATGGGAATATGCCGGGTACATAGACGTTTCTTTCGAGGATAATAAATATAAATTTAACGATACGGTCTATGTCACATCTAAAGATCGTCGTCAAGTTAAATTAGAAAAGGTACGACTCGTGTGGCCTTCTTTGTTTACTTTTCATACACATCCATCTATAACAAAACCTAGTTGTGAAAAAGGTCAAATATTTACTACTTTACCGAGTGACGCAGATTTTGAAGCTTTTATTAAAGGATATCCAGAGATGCAATCTAACGTCATATGTGATGCGCATGGATATTATTTAATAGACATCATAAAATCTGCGGATAAAAATAAATTACCTATACCTGAGATGGTTTCGAGTGAAATGAAAGAAATGCGAAAACGTCCATTTTTACTCGATTGTGTATTTTCAGAAGAGGGTGGTGAATATCACCAAACTACGTTAAAAGAATGGAAACATTTTATTAATTATGATGTTCATTACCTGATGAATAGTAAATTTGGTATAAATATACGTTATTATGGGTATAACGAAGAACCAGCAACTATAGTGTTAGAACACGTTTAATTATAGTAAAGTGATAAAATTTCAGATACTGCGGGGTGCCTCACTACGTCTTCCTCACCTAAAGTGGTGTATTCAACGTAATCAAGTTCCAAACATTGTATTTTGTTTATAAAATCTTCCAACCCATTTAATTTATCCAGATCGCTTTGACGAGTATCTCCAGTCACGATGAGTTTTGTATTTTCACCTACTCTTGTTAACAGCATTTGCATTTGATTTGGAGTACTATTCTGCATTTCATCTGCGATGATGAAAGCGTCTGTAAATGTTCTTCCTCTCATAAATCCTAATGGTTCTATACTGACCCTATTTTCAATTTGGTTTCTAGACATATACATTTCCATTATTTCAACCATAGGTTTGGCCCACGGTTCCATTTTTCTTTCCAATTCACCTGGTAAGTAGCCCATATCTTCATCCGCTGCAACTATTGGCCGTGTAAGTATGACCTTTTCTAGCTCTCTTTTCTGTATCTTTCTAAATGCTTCTTGACATGCGAGAAAAGATTTACCAGAACCTGCGGGACCATTGACTACCACGATCGGTTTATGAGATTGAATTTTTCTTATATATGTACATTGTCCAGGTGTAATTGGGAAATCCATATTATATTAACTTAAGGTTTTTATCCTTAATATAGTAAAGATATGGAGTTTAATTTCATCGGTATTAAATCCGGTGGGGCTGCTACAATATTAGACACTGAACGTAAACCTAGATTTATTTGTTTCAAAGAAATACCTATAGCTAACAAATACGTGACGTATATATGTAGTCACAAGGCTAAGTTTGGTGTATGGCCATGTGTAGATTTATCAGAGTCATTCAAAAAGTTAGAGGTCGCATCAGATCATCAGGAGCAAGAGTATGAAGATTATACGAACTTATTGGAAATTAAAAAAAAGACATGGGAAGATCTAGATAACATGTCTCTCATGATGGGTATATCTTATTTTTATTGTCACGATTTTAGTTATGATCAAGACAATCTACTCTCTATTTCTATTAGAGGTCAAGATATGGATGCCCAAGTTGACGATTTTCTGTACAGGGAACAACTTGACATCAATTTAAAGAATATGTAGCATATAATACATATGAAGCTCGTTTCATTGTTTGATCCTACAAATGAAAAACATGTCATGTGGCTAAGTGAGGTAGACGATGCTATGATGAAAGCCTCTTCAGGTGAAAAGACTGATTTTGTTAAAGTTATTAACAAGAATCCTATCAAAGCTAAACTAGAAAACGTCATGGATTGGCCGCATATACATTTTCAAATTTGTATGAAATATACACAATGTGTATTGAGGGGTACGGCGTTTATTCCAAAGATTGAAACTCCTTCAAAGTAAAATCTCTCGGTTCTGAATTTTCATCCATGCGTATTAAAATGATTTTTCCGTATACTTCTTCATCTTGAAAAGGTGGTGGCAATACATTTTCATTAAATTTGGCGGCTTCTACACATTTTACTATTACAACATCTATATCAGGCCATTGCCCTATAAATGTGGCTCTACCTGATAAAATTTTAAAAATTTCATTCTTTCTTGGATCTATATCAATCTCAATTTGTTCTACATTTCCCATTTCTTCATGTATTAGTACAGCTTTCGTCATTTACATAAAATGAATAAAAAAAGTTGATACTAATAAATGAACCAACTGCTTAAGATATTTATTGCGTTTTTCATAGTGACGATAATATTTACCAGGATAGAAAAGTACGGATTACCCTTCGTACCTTCTAAGCATTATTACCTCGATTCACACTGGAAGGTCACTAAGGAATCGAATCGCCCACAGGTGAGTGATTCTTTTCAGATGTGCTCACCCGAATCTTTCAGGGATTGCCCCGTAGTTGACATGCCACACCTAAGTAGGTATTAAATATTGAAAATATATAGAATGTCTACGAGACAATTCGTAGTGGACAGACTCGCAGAACTTCTAGGGTTATCGAACAGGGATGTCATTCCGATAAACTTAGAAAAATGTATAAATAACTGGTCTGCTAAGAAGACTATACAAATGGGAGACTCTCCCGCTTTGGATAACCCCAAACACATGAGTAGGTATAAACACAAGTTCATAGAGATACAAACCTGTATGCGAAAATCTGATTTTTTGAAGAATGAACTTCTTTCTGGGAGATTGAAAACTTCGGCGATAATGGAAATGCCTCCTAATGTCATGTGGCCTGATGGTCCATATTCCAAAGAAGTGGAAGAGGGTGTAAAAAGACGTATGGCTAAGGATACAAATAATATTCTAAACCAACCAGACTATAAGGGTTTATTCAAGTGCAACAAGTGTCGCCAATATAAGACAACGTACTATGAGATGCAGACTAGATCTGCTGATGAACCGATGACCGTGTTTATTACATGCCATGTTTGTACTATCACATGGAAATCTTAACGTTATATACAGAATCTGTGAGGTCTGTATCCATATCCCCTACTGATAATATAAAATTATATCTAGAATTGCGTTTGAAACTACCTTTATTTTCTGGTGGAGTAAAAACTAGCGCATCGTATGTAATATTATGAAAAGCTAATTGTTCTTCTGTGAATTTTATATTTTTGTCAAACCCTGGTCGTGCTGTTATAATTATAATTTTATACCCTTGACTTTTTACAAATTTATATATGTCATATGCCTGATTTATAATATTTCCCGTCCTGCTTGATATAAGAGTATCGTCTATATCAAACATGACCGCATCATTTTTATCCACGACACGACCTTGCATATTATAATTTAAGATTATCATTCTAAGTATGTTATATGATAGAAGTCTGTGCGTTTTCTGTACTTATGATGCTTCTTTCGTTGATATACATTCATATTTACTTAAAATATACTGTACTTTAAGAAATGGTACGTTTAGATACAAATGCAGTACCAGATCGTAGATGTCGAATACGAAGACGGGTTTGTTGAAGTAGCTCGAATCATACGAGATGAAATAGATTTTTTTATAATTTCACCCCTTGAACAGGTTGGAAATTTCTACAAATTCGACGATGAATATATAGCGGTTCCGAAAGAATCTATAGCCGGTTTTTACGATACGATTGACTTAGAAGATACAGGTTTATTCAGAAAGCTGACGAATGATGTATATGAAAGTCTAGATGAGAGTGATCCAGAATTTGAATACGACGACGATGACGATGCTAGTAGCAGTGATGACTATGAATCTGATATTTCTTTGTACGATGACAATTCAGATTAAAAATCTTATTATATCTTAGATGAAAAAATCAACAGGAATATTACTTTTTGTAATTTTTATTTTTATAATTATGGTACTAAATTCTAAAAAAACTGAACATTTTTTGGGTCTCGTATGTGATGCAGTAGATGCGAATACCGGTCGATGTGGATTGAAATCTGCTTATATGGATAACAGGAAGTATGTACAAGCTGATATAAGAAAATGGAGTGCGGAATGTGATTTGGTTTATGATACGCAACGATGCGACGATGCTAAAGTAACTAAGGATAAAGATGGTAACGACCGCTACTTCGAAACAAAGGATACAAAAACTGGTATCGTTAGTTATGGAAATGAGGTGGACGGATTTAATATTTTACAACCCGCGCCCGGTGAGAATGATGAGTTATGTAGAATGATAAAATCAACGGAAGGTAATTTCAGAGAGGCTAACCCAGATGGAACCGACCCGGCGAATCAGGGATGAAATGCACACACCGGTTCATAAGAAAATATTTACATACTATAAATGAAGAAGAACCTGAACGAATATTTATTACCAGTTGCATTTGCGTGCCTCATCGTCGTATATATGATGAAAAATTACAAACCCCAGAAGAAAGAAAGTTATTGCTCCGCTTGTATGATGAAGTAATCGTACTTAAAAACGAAACACAAGGTAAGTATAAGATGGCGCCGTATACTCCCCCTAATACGCACTATAGTCAATTAGATGTATCCGCGTATTCGGAAGAGGATATTTTCAAGTTTATAGGCCAGGGTGGCAAGAGATTCTATTGGCTCACAAAGTTTCTGGATCTCGCCTATCTATGGTATGATAAGAAACGTCGAGTTATTGAAATATGGGGACCTTTTGAATCCCTTCAGAATTTCCAGTCGCACCACGTCATCGAATGTGAATTAGATTTTGCGTGTAATAAAACCTAAGTTAGAGATAGTATTTTTATAAAAGTTAAGAAATGTTTAAGAAACCAGGCGTCACTCATATTCAAAAACCAATTGTCATAAAAATTTCTATAAAGCCAACCGAAGGTATTTTAGGAAAAATAACAAACCCAACATGCTACCAAGAAGTTATTAAGGATAAAACATTTTCGGTACAAAATGCTGATAAATATCTAAACGCGCTTGAACAAAACTATAAATATTATGGTGTTCCATTTAAAAAGTTGGAGGTTCTAGAGTCTACAAAAAAATATAGAGATGTCATTGAACCGGAAAATCATTTTACATACCCGGATGTAATTCCTGTAAAATTAAACGTTTTAAAATCGGGCAAGGTGCGAATTAAAATTATATACCACATGGCTCAGATGTGGGAAAAATATGGTCAAGGTGCACGACCACCACACAAGTTATTGGTTTCCGTGTATAAATCTATGGGATATTCACAAGAGTTTATTGATAAAATGAACAAATCACATGAACGTAAAAAGATTCTCGCAATCAAATACGAAAAAATCGTAAATAATATATTTGAAAAACCCACTAAGAAAAAGGTTATACCACAAAAAAAGAAGAAACCTGAAGAAGATGAAATTGTCGAAGAAGATGAGGAAGAGAAGGACGACAATGAACCCGAAGAAGATGAGGCAATTGTTGTCGATGAAGATGATGATGAGGAGGAATGTGTGGATGAGGATATTGAACCTCCCGACGTGGATTAATTATATTAAAACTTTATCTCAAGAATATATAAATGTTCAGCGTTGGTAAACCTTTTCAAAGTCCACCAGTGTCTACCAAGGCTTCTAAGAAAACACGTATAGAACCTAGAAGATTGAGTGAATTTGTTAAAGATGTAAAAAAGAAAAATGTAAAAGAAGTTCTCATAAAACCCAACCAAGATCATTTATATTTTACGGAGACTGATGGTAGCGTGAACGTCACAACATATGTGAACACACCCGAACTTTGGAAGGTTATGATGGATAGTCATATTGAATATGATTTGGATACATCTATACCTTTTACAGCAGGCGATATAACAAATGTTCTTTTTACACTTTTTATCGGGTTCGCACTCATTCGAATGATTTTTTCACAGATGGGTGAAAGTAATCAAAACCCATTTAACATGAATAAAACTGAACTTGTTATAGAAGAGGGTATAGAAACACGCTTTGACGACGTAGAAGGTATAGATTCTGCAAAAGAAGAATTATCTGAAATAGTAGATTTTCTCAAATTTCCACTTAAATACGTAGTATCAGGTGCTAAGATTCCCAAAGGTGCTCTTCTGACTGGAAAACCTGGTACAGGTAAAACTTTATTGGCGCGGGCTATCGCGGGTGAATCATCTGTCCCGTTTATTCAATGTACGGGGTCGTCGTTTGTAGAAATGTTTGTGGGTGTGGGTGCTAAAAGGGTTAGAGATGTATTTGATATTGCTCGTAAAAATCAACCTTGTATTGTATTTATAGATGAGATCGACGCTATCGGGAAGAAGCGTTCATCTGGTGTAACTCCTGGAAACGACGAGCGTGAACAGACTATTAATCAACTTCTAACTGAGATGGATGGATTTGATAATTCGTCTCAAGTTGTCGTCATAGCCGCGACCAATCGTGTAGATATTCTCGACGAAGCTCTTCTTCGTCCGGGGCGTTTTGATAGAAAGATACAGGTAAATCTTCCAGATGTACACGGACGAGAGAAGATTCTTGCGGTACACGCTAAGAATAAGACATTGAGTGAGGATATTTCTCTGAGGGATATCGCTCGACAAACAACTGGATTCTCTGGTGCGGATCTGGCAAACCTTCTTAACGAAGCTGCTATCAGATCTGTTGATGTAGGTCAGATAACACCCGAAGTTATGGAAAATGCGTATCAACGTGTCGTCGTAGGAGCGCGTGGATCTCGTATAGTTTCCGATCGTCGTAAAGCTAGGGTCGCCTATCATGAAGCGGGACATGCCATCATAGGCGCTCTCATGCCCGAATATGACGAAGTGCGAAAAGTCAGTATCATTCCTCGCGGGGATGCCGGCGGTGTAACGTTTTTTCAACCTATTTCTGATGATGTCGGTATGTATACAAAACAATACCTTCTTTCACAGATTAAGGTAGCTTTGGGTGGACATGCCGCCGAAGAGTTCGCATACGGTAAATCTCAAGTCTCTACCGGTGCCACGAGCGATTTCGCTCAAGTGTATATCATAGCCAGACAGATGGTGACCAAATGTGGATTTAGTGAAACTATAGGTAAAATGAACATAGATGATGCCATGATTTCCACTAGAAGTTCATACATCGTCGAAAAAGAAATGAAAGATATCGTAGATAAATGCTACAAAGAAGTATTATTCCTTCTAGAATCCAATAAAGAAAAATTGGAACAATTGAAGGATTTACTCGTGGAACAGGAAATCGTCGATGGTGAAGATGTATATGAGATTGTCGCATCTTGTCATGTTCCGCCATCCTCAAATAAACCTAAGTCGTAAACAAATATAAAGAAAATCAACTTTTAACATCTAATGTCGTACATCGCGTGGGATACAGAAACGACCGGACTCCCTCCCAAGGGGTTCCGGGAACCCGCGTCCAAGGACAATATACACGCGTTTGACAAGTGCCGAATGGTATCTATTGCGTTTGTCAAATTTGATGCTGATGGCAATGAAATTGATGCGCAGCACATAATTGTGAAACCCGATAACTTTATGGTTGAGGCGACACACATTCACGGGATAACGCATGAGCACGCTATGGAACACGGTGTATCATTCGACGAGGTATACGACCAGTTCGTTAAAGCTTCGAGTGATTGTACTTCACTCGTGGCACATAATTCCATTTTCGATGAGAATGTACTCTTTTCTGAGTGCTACAGACGTGGAAAGAGTCTGGAACCTTTTAAGAAGGTTTCGTTCGCGTGTACTCTCAAGTTGGTGACTGAAAGGTTTCTCAAACCTAAAAAGTTGTTCATCGTTTACAATGAACTCACCGGTAAGACTTTGGATGATGCACACAACGCCCTAGCCGATTCAAGGGCGTGTGGTATAATCTACCCCATCCTTAGGGATATGAAGCACAATTTTAACCGAATTGGAGTTTCCAAGATCATTCTCAAGGCTTCTGAAGTTGCCAGTATGATTAACCGAAACAGGTTCAAGACACCCCACGATGTCATGATGGATTTATGGTGTAAGTATTCCCCCGATACTTTTAAGGGGAATACCAAAGAACAAGTAGCTGTCAAGGCTATCAAAACTTCGGATATTGCTGTAAACGTGTTGAAGGATGCGGAGAAGTTCAAATCTACTAACAGCTCTTCAGTTGAGCAAAAACTTCGAGCTGTGAATAATCAACTTGACACGGAGAGTGGTCTCGTGGGTGGGGAACTTGACGCGGCTAAGGACTTTATCCGTAAGACTCTTTACACCAATCATGGTACTCGGCATGAAGAGGATACCGCAGATTTGGTTGATCCCAACTTTATCGTGGACGATAAGTATTACAGTATTCCAGTTTGTAAAATACGTGGGACTGAATATGTTGTTGTGGGTAAGATCGATCGTCTCTTAAAAAATGAGGATGGAAGTTTCACCATTGTCGAAATTAAGAATAGGACGAATCGCCTTTTCAAAACCGTTAAAGAGTACGAAGAGATTCAGTGTCAGGCATACATGGAGATGTTAAACATGGATTCGTGTAGACTCATTGAGCAGCACAATGATGCCACGTGTACACATTTGATTACACGTGATCAGGAGAAGTGGAATGATGTCATAATGCCCAAACTCTCTAATTTCTGTGAACATTTTCATAACCTAGTTTCTAATTAAATTGTTTAATATATAATAATGAAGTGCGCAGTCGATAGAAATATGTCGGACCCTTTAGACATAGCTCCATTAGGTTGTAAACCTGTTAGCCTTGATAGATGTGAGTCTGGATACATGGCATCTAAAGATAACGTAACTCTTCCAGGAGGTGAAAAGGCATCTATGGATCAGTGTTGTCAATGCAGACCCGGTGAAACTTGTGGATATTGTGAAAAGGAAGCTATGTGCACAGACGAAGAGAAGAGAAGGTACGTTGCGGAAGAGGAGGAATGTTTCGATGTACCTCCACCCCCTGTCGAAGAAGAGGAAGAGACTTCCGGTCCTTCCGGTCCTGCGCCAGAATATGAAGAAGATGTTCCACTCACAGGTCTCGCGTGGTGGAAGAAACATTTATGGGTTATCTTTTTATTCGGTTTCTTGATAGTTTTATCTCTATTGGGGTTATGGTCAAGATTACCTAGCTATTCCCCACTTAAAAAGAGAATACCCGTTATCATAGGTGTGGTTATACTTATGGATGTGTTCGCTATCTTACTCGTAAAATATTTAAAGTAATGAGTTGGTATACATATATGAAGAAAGTTATCATCGCTTTACCCGGAACTGAATTTTCTGAACAATTCATGTTGGCGTGGACGGATACACTTTTACAACTCACTAAACAGGGATATAATGTCGCCGTTATAAGTGGATTTTCTGATAATAAGCAATTTTCACGTATGAATACGATAGGTATTGATATTAAGAGGGGTCAAGATCAAAAACCGTTTGATGGTAAAATTGAATACGATGTATGGTTGACCATAGATTCAAATATACTCTTCACACCAAAACAAGTTGTTGAACTCATCGAGGATACCGATAAGTATCCCATCGTGTCAGCTATTTATAGGGTAAATCAAAATGATTTATCTGCGATATCTAACATTGATGATGAATTACTCGTCAAACATGGATCTTACCCCCGCCTCACGAAGGAAATGATGGATCCCAATATTAAACACGTTAAAGTAGCCGCAACAGATCTTGGAATGATCGCGTGCCGTAGGGACGCTCTCGAAAGTATACAATATCCACACTTTTTCTACCCACTCGTGAACATCAAGACAGAAGAAGAAGAAATATCTTCTATTGTTTCGGATTCTATGGCGTTTTGTATGAAAGCGCGAGACGCAGGTTTGGAAATAACAATTAACACGGATGTCATGGTTGGAAATCAGCAAAAAATTATCATGTAAAAAATTTACCTCTCAGCGTACTCCATACGTTCAAAGATAAAATATTTTTATATTATAGATGCAAGTATTCATAATACTGGCTATTGTATCCTTAGTGGTCGTTTTTTCAGTCATGAAATTATTGCAATACAGGAAAGAAAATTCAGAGGATTGTGAAGGTGAGTGGTTGTGGACTGAGTGTGATAAAAAATGCAGTGGGGGTGATAGTGTTAGATATGGAACATTTAGAACTACAAAAGAAGCTACATATAATGGTAATTGTGAATATAAAACTGGTGATAAAAGAACCGAAGCGTGCCCGGCTTCAGAATGTCCCCCGGAGAACTGTGAAGGTGGCGAAGTATGGTCAGAAACTTGTGAAGGTTCTTGTAGTGGTGATAATGCAACTTTATATGGTAAGTATATAGTCACATCCAAAGAAAGATATTTAGGGGAAAAGTGTCCGTATGAACCCGACGAAATTTTAAGAAAAGACTGCCCGGTAAACATGTGCCCACCGGAAGATTGTGAAGGGTATTGGGAACAGGATGCGCAGTGTCAAGATGGTTTATGCTCGGACGGTGCAAAAATTGGAAGTACATACGTAATAACTAAAGAAAGTATGTATGGAGGAGCGTCATGTGAAGCTGAATCTGGAGCTACAAAAACTGAATCATGCCCGGTAAACATGTGCCCACCCGAAGATTGTCAAGGTGAATGGGAACAGGATGCGCAGTGTCAAGAGGGTTTATGCTCGGAAGGTGCAGAAATTGGAAGTACATACGTAATAACTAAAGAACGTGTAAATGGAGGAGCATCGTGTGAAGCTGAATCTGGAGCTACAAAAACTGAACCATGTCCAGATGTTAAATGTCCTGCCGAAGATTGTCAAGGGTATTGGGAACAGGAAGCAAATTGTTCTGGTCCATGTGGGGATCCAGACTCACCAGATTTTCCTAATGGTAGTACTATAAATGAAAATTTTATAATAACCAAATCAGCAAAATATAACGGTACTTGTACGAATGCTAACGCAGTTCGATCCACCACCGCTTGCCCGAATAGTAAGTGTCCTGTCGAACATTGCGAAGGACGTTTCGTAGCTGTATCATTACCAGACTGTGATAATGCTGGTGAAAATGAGGCGTGTATGAGTGATGGTTCATTATTTAGAAATAAAAACGACTCAACGTCAATATATATACCACTTGGATCTACAATCGCAATGTATTTAACTACAGGACCCTTTAATGGTGGGAACCCGTGTCAGAATGGATACGAGAATGGCTCGATCTACACTGTACCAAATAACCAAATAGAAACTTCTAGCTAAAAAAATATTTACAAATTATAAAACATGGCGAGTAGAGGATTCTTCAGACGGTTCGACGGCTCGGGGACACCGTCTCGAAGCCCCGATACCGACAACAGCGGATTCCCGGGCGATCAAAGAATACCTGATGGTGAATTTCAAAGACCAGGAGGAGACGGAGACTATTATAATTCTGGTGCGGGTTCTAATAAAAATCCAAATGAAGGGTCCAACGTGACAATCAATACACAACCTAAAGGTCAAAAGAGTAATTCTAATAAATACTTAGCGGCCGGGGCGGGAGGGTATTATTTTTGGATGATGGGGAAAAACAACGACGAAAACGAGAAAAAGAGGCAAGCTTGTAAAAGGGCGTGTGTCCCACAAAATTGGGATGAATTTGTGGGATACGAAGAGTCTTTATGGAAAACGTGTAAAGAATTATCAGCAGAAGAAAAGGAAGAAAAGGAATGTAAATCCGGTGATGATGACGATCTCGGATTTGGAGACGGTTACTGTGAAAAAGAATACGAGAACCCGGACGAAGATTGTAAATATTACAAGTCAGAAAGGCCCAATAGAGGTGAACTCGTATGGCAACCCGGCCCTGGCCGCGAACCCGAACCAGATCAACCCTATTGTACAGGTGATTTGGATTCCCCCATAGAGGAAACGTGTCCCAAATTTTGTGAAGAGGAATGTAACGAGCTGCACCCTAAAACAAACCCTTTTGATCCGAGTACCTGGTGGAATGGATTAAAGGATACGTGGCCGTTTAGCGAATTACCCGATAATCTTCCTTGGACAACTATAATTCTCGTCGTCATGGCTGTAATTTTACTTCCTATTATTCTTTCATTTGTTAAATAAATCATATTTAAAGATTCAAGTCATAACATGTATATGCTTGAATGTCCGAGTGGTCTAAGGAGGACGACTTAAGATCGTCTGTGCTATGCACGCGTGGGTTCGAACCCCACTTCAAGCAACTTTAACCCTCATGTTAACGTATTTCAAATACGCTAAAATGAGATGCTTTAAGAAATAAATATACTATATAGTAGTATGCAAATATTCGTGAAAACTCTGACTGGAAAAACAATAACTCTCGAAGTGGAGTCTTCGGACACTATCGATAATATCAAAGCTAAGATTCAAGATAAGGAAGGTATTCCACCCGATCAACAACGTTTAATCTTTGCGGGGAAGCAACTCGAAGATGGTCGCACGTTAGGGGATTATAACATTCAAAAAGAGTCTACTTTACACCTTGTACTTCGTTTACGAGGTGGATTAATCACATGCTAATTGATCAATCTCCTTTTCATACGTTTGAGACATGAGTATGGTTTTTAGATCTCGTGTGAACGTTATATTATTTTTTGGAATGTCTCCCCATAGACGTTCATTGGAAACGAATTCATTTATATTTTCGTCATTTAATAGCGGTTCCAATAACAACCAATTTGGTTCACTATATTTAATTTTTTTACATCCTCTCGCGAATCTTCTACAATAAATATACCACGCCGCTATACTTTTGTAAATGTGTACGGGTTTCTTTCCCTGCTCTAGACATTTCTTTAACGATGGCACGACGAATGTATGGAATTTTGTAAAACCATCCATGCAAATTCTATCGAGACAATCCTTATTGTTTACACTCGAAATACGTTCTTCTATTTTTTCTGCGTATTCATGTATATCAAAAGGTAAATCTATATCTATAGATGGTATGATCTCTTCTTTTTGTAAGCGTTCGTAGTGTTGTCTGTGACTCGGAAGGTTCATGATTTCATCGAACGTTTCACACCCTGACAATACACCGAGATAGGCGAGTGACGTATGTCCACCGTTAAGAATTCTAAGTTTGGTCTGTTCATATGGTTCTAAGTTTTCGGTTATTATAGCTCCAACTTGGGTCAAGTCTGGAAACTCCGATGCGAACTTATTTTCTATGACCCATTGTGTATATTCTTCCGTATGTACCGGGTTTTCACTGAGATGACTACCCGGAAAGATGTTTTCTATCTCGTCTTGTAATGCGCGCGTAGGTCTGGGTGTTATACGATCTACCATGCATGAAGGAAACTTAACATTTTCTTTTATCCAGTCGGCGAGTTCGAACTGATTGGTTTGGTATAGATACGCTAGAAATTGGGCTTCTAGAGCAACACCGTTATGACTACTATTATCACATGAAAGAATAGTTATAGGTGTTTTTCTATTACGTAGTCCGCACGCTAAATATTCATAAAGGGGGGAACCAGGCGCGTAGCCACTTTCAGTAACCGTGACGGTTATGAGATGTACACTGGGTAATGTGAGCAAATGTTTAGCTATGGTTCTATTCTTAGTCCAATCTATATAATCGAGATGAGATCTAACTAATCTGTACGAAGAAGGTGTTTTTACTATATAATCATCAACTTCTCGAATTCCTTCATTTCTTAGACTGACAGCTACTATTCCCCATCGAAGGTCCCCGGTTCGTTCCATGTAATCATCTATGTATACGGCCTGGTGTGCCCTGTGGAAAGCTCCATATCCTATATGAACTATACCCGTTTGACATAGTGATTTATTGTACGATGTTTTTAGCATTAAATTAATATAATATTTAAAAAAATAAGCGTATATAAACACAAATGGGTCTCCAGATCATAACGGGAAATATGTTTTCTGGTAAAACTTCCGAGTTGATAAGAAGATTGAAAAGATTGAAGGTCATAGGTAAAAATATTGTTGTCGTCAGTTCAGCTAAAGATACGAGATCACCTGATGAAGTATTAAAAACCCACGATAATGTGAGTTTCAAATGTATAAAGGTTTATGACTTGTTTGATGTACTTCACATGGACGAATTCGACGAGGCTGATATAGTCGCGATAGATGAGGCTCAGTTCTTTCCACGTCTTAAAAAGTTTGTAGATTGTGCTATGTACGTGAATAAGGATTTGATAATCGCAGGTCTGGACGCTGATTCGTTTCAAATGAAATTTGGTGAGATACTAGATTGTATCCCTATGGCGAGTGAAGTGACGAAACTTTCTGCACTTTGTATGCGGTGTAAAGATGGGACATCTGGACCCTTTACAAAACGTACCGCAAATAATAAAGAAATAGAACTCGTAGGAGGTCGTGATATGTACATGGCTGTTTGTGATAAACACTTAAAATTTTGAAGCATTTAAATATAAATGAATAACCCTCCTCTCACGTTTATAATAAACCTGATGAATTGTGTGGCATTTATAGGTGGAGGATCGTTAGAAATGATGACACCTATAAATGTCGCAGCTGCGATACCCGGTACATTGATATCTCAATTGTATCCCAAAAAACTTTCTGAAAAGTATACCAACGGAAATGAAACTATGTTACGAATTGGGGATGTTTTTATTCATTGGCTACCAGCTACTATATTATTTAATCGTTATAAACATAAAGTTAAAAATAGACATGTATTGATGGCCATGATACTACCTGGATTGTACTTTTCTTTTAAACAAAAAAAAGGGGAATTTGGTATTACAGATCCTATAAAACACCTAAAAGAAACGTATCCTGGCGTTCCCCTATGGGTATTTTCTATTTATGCTGCGAGTGCGTTATCTATGGTGCGCTGAGATTTCGGGTGGTGGAAACCAAGAAATCGTCTCCTCAACATCCGAATCTTCAACATTTTCGTTATCTGTGGCAGCCCATTCAGCATCGAGTTGGTTTAAAAAATCGGCCAATCCCGGATACGCGATTTCATCAGCGGAATGCCACGTTGGGACATACGTGGGCATGTGCGGGGGAGGACCTTCTGTACCCCAGCTTCCATCCGTCATATTAGACAATGTCATAGGTTCGTTTTGATCCAATACAAATGATGGGGGGCGTACTTTGTCTCTCAGTTGTTGGATCGTATCACAAATTTCCAGATAATCTCCTTCGGGGATATTATCCGAATTTTTATCAATCAAATCAATAAGTTTATGAAAGAGATCCATTTTATTATATTATATTACAAATTCTAAGCTACTTAGGTTCATATTCGAAATCGACATATTTTTTATATCTTTCTTCATTTCTTCAAATTCATCGAATAGGTCATCGACATCTTCATTCGTATATCTGGCATTTTTAATTTTTTCATGAAGATCTAAAACCATTCTGAAAGTTTCATCATCAGCGCTACTTCTTGATAAGAAGGAAATCAATTTCTTACTCTTCCTATAAAGAATGCGTACATTTTCCAATCGTTCTGAATCTATTGGTTTTTTTACTTGAATGTATCTTTTTTCGCCACATTCATTTACTGCTTCAATTATTATATGTTTTTCCAATTCTTCTCGTTTTTTGATTTTAGTTGAAATCTTTAGAATGTCGTAAAGAGATTTTAGAAGATTTGTCATTTTTTCTGGGTGTGGGAGGGGGTGTGTTAGGTATTTCTTCCCGAAGTACTTCTTTCCAAATAACGCGTTGTACGTCTGAGCAGAGCGGTGCCGTGGCTAGACAAAACGTCAAGGCTTGTTCGTGTGTGTAATAGCTCATTCCTTTTCTTTTTCTTCTTCACAAAATCTACTTAGGTTATTTTCGATGTGAATGAGTTCAAGTTGAACATCGAGATAGATTCGATACGGGGCATCCCAAAGAGCTGTACGAACCCATTTATAGAGATTGAATGCATACTGCGGTCCCATGGATACGGTGGTATTGTATAGAGCCAGGAAAATGGCCATTATATTTTACTTACTAGGATTCTTTTTAAATTCATTCATAGTTCTTATAAAATCAGCTATCGTGATACAAGCTAAACTAGTGCAAAATGTTATAGCTTGCGACCCCGTCATATATTCTTCTCATATTTTTAGTTCGCAAGTTCCTCGATCCTCTTGATATAACCAGTTTGGAGATATTCATCAATCTTAGAAGCGATGGATTTACCAATACCCCTGATCTTATCGGGGCCTTCCGCGAGTTCCTGTCCACTCATAACCTCAAAATCAAGGTTGCTGATGATATCCGCAGCATTTTTGTAAGCTTTGACTTTGTACTTATCCTGAGATCCATTGTCGCCATCTTCGAGATCAGCGAGAAGATCGAGAGTCCACGCGATACTCTGATTAGTATCGGTGGTTTGAAGTTGCTCGAGTCGACGAATCGTGCCAGTCTTCAAAAACTCCATGGTTTTTGAGATGATGGATTTACCAAAACCCTTGAGTCCGGCGATTTGTTGAACATCGGTGATAACAAAATCAAGTTCCTTGATGGTGCGAGCAGCCTTAGAGTAGGCTTCGCATTTGTAGTCGTTGTACTCCAGAGATGCCAGAAGGTCAAAAGCATTGGCGAGATTTTGATTGTATGAAACGTAGTATTCATCTTCATCAGTCTCAGTTTCCATATCAGACTCATAGTCGTTGGAACACACGGACTCTTCGTAGTCGGGATCTTGTTGCTCGAGGAACTCGTTGATCTTGGATGCGATAGACTTACCGATACCCTTGATATGAAGTAGATCCTCACCATCGATGATCTCATAAGGAGTATCGGCCACAACCTCATAACCCTTCTTGTACGCGGCAGACTTGAAGTACTCTTCTTCACGACTGCACAGATTCATGAGGTGATCAACAAGTGGGATATTCTTGTGGTTGATGATAGTGAACTTCTTATCCGTGACTCGAGCGGTTTCATCGTACATCGAAGGATTCTTGTTGCGGTACGTGTTGAGTTCTTCGAGGGCTTGGACGCGTTCGTTCTCGGATGCCGTAAGAAGTTTCTTGAGATTCTCAATCTTGGTACGGGATTCCTCATAAGAGTCAAAGTCGCCCATAACTGCGCGAATGTTTCGGTAGGTCTTGATGTCATCGGCGAGGCTGTTGTTCATGATTTTGAGTTCAGCGTTCTCCTTCTCGAGCTTGAGAATGTAGCTGGCGGTAGAAGTAGACTTCATGGCGGGCATTTTGTTATGAAAAGTTCATGGCATAATGTCGACTTAGGTGTTTAAAGAAATAATTTATGAAAATGGTAGAAATGTTAGCTCTCGGAAATCCCGTAGTTCCACAAAAACCAAGATTATCACAACTAAAATCAAAAAACAGGATTCAACTTCGTCGTCCCATCCGTCGCGTCAAAGTTCAAGCTGCTTTACCCGATTCAGACCTCGTAAATTACGCGGCGTTTCAACTTGCTTCATGGGTCATGCCCATGTCTATTGCCGGACGCCTACTTAAGATGGAATGGCCTGAGATTGGTGTTGGATTGGTTGCTCTCGGTGTAACCAAAACTTTACTATCTGCTAGCGGAATCATACATTATTAGACGAACCCCACTTTTTACTTAAATCTGGAAAATATTCCTTCAGTAAATTGAAATATTCTTTCAAGTAATTGAATTCTATCATATCTTCATCACTCAAACCCTTTTTATCTGGACTCATTCCCATTCGCATAGCTTCGAAATATGATAATCTTTTATAAAAATTTTTGAAGACACGAGAGGATAACAAACTTCTGTCCTTTATTCGTAAGACGCGTAATTCTTCTTTTATTCGGTCAAGGTGTACCATTTACATATTATCAATTTTTTTAATCACATCTTTACGTTTTTTATAATTTTCACTCTGCTTTTCTAATTCTAAGAGTTCTTCAGTATTATCATTATTTTCTTCTTGTCATTTTTGTACTCGTATTATGATATTCTTTTAAAAATTCTTGTAGAACCGGATCTATGGGTTTGTACCAAGGGGGTATTTTTACTACATTATTATTTGAATATAGAAGATTCATTATAATTATACGAGAAAATTTGTTATTATTGAATTATATCTCGACCCGTAAAACATTTCACCTGTTCCTGATAACATCTATCATCATGGTGATTCTTTTTACAAAAATCGACATTATTAATACAAGACTCATCTCCTAAAGTTCCGAATATATGATCAAATAAGGGAAATATGATGTTAAAGTTATATTTTTCACCCTTTTGTGAGTGATGAATAGTGTGATATTTCCATAAGTAGTTATATATGGGACCAAGTGGGAAAAAACTCAATTTAGGTGGACCTTGTAATATAGTCACGTCATGCTCATACGCATGAAATCTTGTATGCCAATTGTTCCATAGTAAATTATGTAATAATGCTATAAGTAATGAAACTAATAATGGTTTCGGGATGAAGGGTCGTATCAATACAAAAAATGATATAGCTAGACCTATACTAAGAGACCACGGAAAATATGCACTCCTATCGTCTGGTTTATTTTCTTTCATAGTCATGTCTATATTTATGAGTTTGTGATGGTCGTGATGTGAGGCGGCTGTCTTTTTTAAATAATCTCCTATAAATGGAAACTTACCAAGAAATTCTGGATTTCCATGCATAATATGTTTATGTAAAAACCATTCATAAAATGAAATCATAATATAAATTAATATCACGTGATAAAAATGTTTCATTATTATATATCGGATGTTTTTTTTCGAGAGAAGAAAATTTATAGATTTCATTCATTTGAATGTAAAGTCTCAGAGTTTTGCTTCAACTATAATTTTTTTACTATTTTTTATATTATTTCCTATACAAGTCGTTATAACATCTATAATTCTTATAACACTGTACCAATATAAGTTATATAAATCTACAAATGAATACAAACGAGTAGGATATACACCCGAGTCTGGTGATGTACTAATATTTTTCAATCATTTAAGCTATGATATACCTGATTGGATAGTTTGGGATTCTGTTATGAGTTTACATACTAATATACCAATTAGACACATTGCTACAATGATAGATGACGATCATTACATAGAACTAAAAACTGCAGACAATTCAAACTATGATAATATAACTAAAAAGAATATAGGAGGTAAACCACGTGTAGGTAAGATTGATTATTTATATGAGGATTGGGCTCACGGTGAAGTAATGGTAATAAAAACAAATAGGAAAGTTGATACGGAGATGAAAGATAAAATTTTAAATGGGTGTATGAAAGATGGATATTGGAGTAATGGTGGGTGCTTGGGGCATTTCAACAAAGTACAAAAAATTATAGACGAGTCTTGTCCATTTTTTTTATCTACAGAAGATATAGTTAAATACTACAATAATGCTAAAATTGGATACGTCAAAAATTAAACTAGCTGCGATTATTTCTATATGTAGATATGTATACGTGGAATATTTACATAATGACGTTTATGATTTAACTTTGGGTATTGTCAATGGGTATGTTGTAATGACTGCACTTTTACACGTTTTACAAATTCCTTGGTATCTTATACTTTTAGTATTAACTTCAAGGTTTATGTATAGAAAACACTTCGGGGAAGATATAGTAAATGTTGGAAATCATATGTATAACGTTATAGCCTTTTTCGTAATGACATTGGTAATATTTTCTCTTTCATATAATCGTTAAAGTCCTGAATAATATTAAAGATATTGTATATAGATAACATAATAATGTTATTATCTAGATTCACCATATCACGTCCTCGCATAAAAGTATGTACTAAAGCTAAGAAAGACTTCGTAGAACCAGCGGATGCTCCTGGAGAGGGGAGACGACGACCACCTTCTCCAGAAGATGAAATGCATCCCATCAAAAAATTTATCATGGACATGTTCAAGATAAAAGAAATTGATTACGATGAATTTAAAAAAACTAACAAATGGGCCATACGTCCGAAAAACAAGAATAAAGAGTAAAAACAAATATAAGTAATATAAAGATGTACATTAACGCAGAATATTCCAAATACCCACAGCGTCTTAATGATGTGCATAATATTATCCAATCTCTAGATGGATATTTTCACAGTGTATCTCCAAAAGCTTGTTTTACAGGAATCATAAGGGAGATTGAAGATTATCAGGATATGTTATACGTAATTGTTTGTAAGAATCAATACAACGCTCTTTCTGTGCATGAAAGGGATTATTTTCACGACAGAATTAGGACTATATGGAAACTGTTCCATGAAGAAATGTTCAAAATCATAGATGAAGATGACGACGTGTTGTATGTCAGCTGGGAAGATAGTCCTAGGTCTCGATAATATCGAGCATAAAGTCCTTGTTAAATTTTCCTATACGTATTTTACCATCGTTGATTAAAGTAGAAATTTGTTCCCCAATCTTTTCATTATCCTTCCATACCTGATCATTTTTCGAGTCGCTTGGAAGTTTCGGCATGAATGCCATGAACGCCACCATCTTTTCATGAATAGAAAGTTCCTTATCTTGCATAATTTGCTTCACGTTTCTGGGAATATTGTCGACGTTCATTATATTCAATATAATTTTTAATTTTGTCATTCCTAACGCGTATTAAAAGAAAGGTCATTATACAATGTACTATGAACATTGTATACCCTGTCCGCGTTTTTACTATGCGTAATGTAAAAGCGCGAGCTGTATCCGATCCCGATCAGTTTGATGTTGAAATTAATTCAGCTCGAGGATTTTCTACTCCTAACAAAACACGTCGAAAGCCTGTAGAAGTTCGTCGCATGAAGCGTGATAATACTATAATGTATGACCCCGATCAATATGATCCTGATGCTAATCAGAGATACTCACCTCCTATGGATGAAGCTTCTCAACTTATAGACAATTACCGTATCCCCGTAGATCTCGAATGTGTATCCAGGGATGAAGTTATAGAAGCACAGAATCTCTGGGCAAAGTCGATTGTAGATATTTCTAATTGTTTCCTAGGAGGTGGTGATTATGTGAGTCTCGCGGGTGATCGTGCGGGTGAATTGTATGGTTATGATCATTCTAATGTTCTCTTCAAACCGACTAAGGCCGTAGAGCAGCAGTTTCGCCCAACTGCAAATGATGCTATGTCTTATTTTGTCGGACACGATGCGGTTATCGGTGGATATAAGGAAGATCAAGGGTTCGCTATAAACGCTAAAAAGGGGTTCAGTCGTGTCGTGTTTAATAATCACCAGATAGATTGCCATAACCAGGTAGCGATAGCTATGGGTACCTACGAATTTACATGCGCAACCACGGCGGAAATTTCGGAAGTGGAATACACGTTCGGATACAAGCGCAACCCAGATGGAAAGGTGCGTATATGTCTTCATCATTCATCCATTCCTTACGAATCGAAGGATTCAGTTCACGTGAAACGGGTTGAAACGCCACACGTGAAGCCTAATGTTGGGTTAATAAACGATCCAGCTCAATTCGATGATGAAGTTAACGGGCACAGGTATGGGATTTCTTCGAGTTGGTAAACTCTGTTGCCTTTTTGGGTGTTTTACAAATGGTATCACCACAATGATCCCTGTTTTGATAAATGGAATTTATTGATGTGGATATTTCATCACACTTTTTTAAGGACCATCTTCCTAAGACAGGTTTATCAGTTTTTAATATAAAATCTATAATTCGTCTTAACATATATTGTTTAATGTATTGATGTTTAATTAACTTATTTTGATCAACTCTATCCCGTAATTTAAATCTGATATTACTGGATCGTTTCTATCTACACATAGCTTTATTCTATATAGCTTAAAAGATATATTATATAAATTTTTAATGGATAAGAAAGAACGGGGGCAGTTTTATACGGTTAACCATTCTTATATCATGGATGGTTTTGATAAACCTACTTCCAAAGTACTCGAACCATTCGCTGGAAAGGGTGATCTTTTAGATTGGATAGGTCATACGAATTATGAAGCGTATGATATAGATCCAAAGAGAGATGATATATTGAAGAGAGATACACTTGAAAATCCACCATGTTATAAAGATACATTTATCATAACCAATCCCCCGTATCTCGCTAGGAATAAATGTAGTTCGAAAGGAATTTTTGATAAGTATGACACGAACGATCTTTACAAGTGTTTTATAAATTCATTGATTGAACAAGAAGAAGGATGTTTGGGTGGAATATTTATTATTCCGGCGGGATTTTTTCTTTCACCTAGGGATGTAGATGTAAAGTGTAGACATGATTTTATGAGTAGGTATAAAATAACAAAGGTTAAATTTTTTGAAGAAACCGTATTTCCGGATACGCCTACGACGGTTGTTGCTTTTTCATTCGTAAAATCTCCAAGACTTCTTGATTCTCAATCAATTAAATGGGTACAGAGACCATCGGGTAAAAGTAAAATTTTTAAGATGGAGAAAAGTAATAAATGGATTATAGGTGGAGACATATATAACATTCAAACAAATCCTACCATAAAAATTTCACGTTTTGTAAAAAATAAGAAAGCCGAAAATATAACAAATCTTACGTTGTGTGCATTGGATAGTGGAACCATGGATGGAAGAATCCGATTAGAATATAAAAAGGATTTTGTGTATCAAGGAATTGATACGAGTAGAACATACGCAACACTGTGTATCAAAGGTATGATTCTATCCGAAGAAGATCAGGTAAGGGTAGCTAAAGAGTTTAACGAATTATTGGAAACTAGACGCGAACAATACTGGAGTTTATTTTTACCACAATACAGAGAGAGTAAGGAATATGCACGTAAACGGATTCCATTTGATTTGTCTTACAAAATAGTATCTAATCTATTATCAAGCCACTCGAAATAGTCATACAAGTCCCCAATATAGATATTTGGGTGTTTAAGATGACTAAACTTGGATACATGTTTGGAACATGTATCACCATCTAAAATGTTGACAAAAATTATATTTTTATCAAATGTATCATCTCTTGTCAGTTTTAACTGAGCCTTGACGAATTCGTATACACACTTTATAGATCTGGTTTGTGAACCTCCGTCTCCGACGATACACTTGAAATTATAATAAATATTGAGGTTGTTAAATGATTGGTTTCCATCGAAATCTTCGGTCCAGTCAAAGTTGCCATTTACACCCGCGTAGGGTTTGGGGCGACTTTCGAATGCGTTGGTCTCGGTATTTATACGCATATTGCCGCTCTTTTTGCAAGGATAACCTGTCCCTTTTACGATCATTCTTCGTTGGTATTTCTCAGCTTCCATAGAATTTTCACCTGAAATATCGTCTACACCAAAAAACTCATGCCTCAATTGCTTGGTTAATCCAGAACCGGGTTTAACTTCGGATGGGCGAGATGGGCGAACTCGTTGATTGAGGATATTTCTTTGGAGTTCGTTGAGAGGGATGTCATCCATGTCCGTGTACATTTTTCTTGAAAATATAATATTCTTTGGCGACTTAGGTTCTTAAATCGCTATCCGCCGTATAATATGTCTTCCCCTTAGTGGCGAAACTATGAACCCTCGCGTACCCCCACGCCTGGGGAGAGGCTCCCGGTCGGTGCCCGGTTCTCCATGCAGCGAGTCCCCTATTGTAGATGGTCTTCACGGTTTTCAAAGGAATCTTAGTAGCCTTAGAAATTTCAGGGAGGGATTTAGCTCCCGGATACATCTTCCTAAACTTTTGGGTGTAGGAGGAAGTCTTGGTTTTTTGTCCCGTATCTGTTCGGAATTTTGTATAGTCTTTCTTGAGCATTTTAGTGTATCGCATTTCAACTTCTCTGAGTGTTTTGAGACCTCGGAAATATTTAAGTGGAGCGTAAATTTTTCCCTTAGTCCTTCGTAGTTCTCCAATTTTTTTAATAATTTGGGCATCTGTGAGAGGCATATTACTTTTTCCTGAGATTTATATTCGCCATTATCGCATTCCCGTTCTTATCACGGTTATATAACTTCATATTCTTCAGTTGTCGTGATATTTCATTGACTTTATTCATCTGTATATAATTTTCAGTTAATTTGTTAACCATTTGAGCGAGTTTCAATTTATGCTCAGGAGTCTTTGTCCTCCTCCAAGATCGCTGGATTTTTATCGCAGCTTCTCGGTTACGGTTAGTGGCTAAGTCAGACAGGTTTACTAACTTATCAATTTTCTGTTTTATCTTTTTATCGAGTTCCTTACGTTTACTTACTGGCATTCTTACTTTTTCCCGAGATTTTTATCGTCGAGAATATAAATGGCTAAAGTGTGTTCCATGACTATAACGGATATAACGACACCGAAACATATTGATATGTTTTTTAATACTGTGTGGAATTTTAACGAGCCTGTACGAATTGAATTAAACACGGCGTATTGTAATAATTTATCGTTAGGAAGGGTTTTATCTATGAAGAAGGTTCTGGATCAACATAGACCAAACTCTAGAAAGTACATTGAATATAGTACGATTGTGGTTGGTTCCCAAATAGCGCGGCGTATATTACAAGTGGGTCTCTTCTTAATAAGACCAGAAAGACCTGTATACATTAAAGTCGCGTGACGAGGGAGTATGATAATGCGAAGGAGTAAAATATATACGACCAGCCGAATGGTTGAAGATACATGGTCGCGGAAGTTGAGATGAAAGGGATAATATATTTCCTCTTACTATTCTTTCCAATATAGACCCGTTTGAGAAATTCGGTTATCATGAATACGAGTACCGTATGGATGGATATTTGTTTTATGATATGTCCCATATATTTAATTCATATTTAATTTTTCAGCTATACCTTTTAATTCATCTTTTTGTTTATCATCTATAATAAATTTGAATATAGGTTTGGGCATATTATTTATTTTGTTGTTCAGAGTCATACTTATAATGTAAACAGATAGGGAAATATTTTTATCAGGTTGAAGTCTTACGAGTTTTTTATCTTTTTTGATTAACATTTCATGTTTTTCAAATGCGTATTCCATTCCATTATATTGCATTTCTTCTACATTTAGTTCATGTTTACCAGAATATATATCATTCACTACGTCATCAACTTCTTGTATAGACGAAGTACCCGACATAGATTTTTTATACACTTCTATTTCACCATTTTCATTTTTTACTATAGATATTTCTATGGTATTAGTTTTTGATTTCGGGTGAACATATAAAAAATATACAACCACCAAAATTACTAAAAATATCAGAACCCTGGTACGATTCATTACTATAGAAATATAAAATAAATTTCTACGTTTATTGTAAAATGGTTTCTAAAATCGATTTCACATTGATCGGCATCGCGGCCATGGCGGCGGCCATATACACACCCGTAGCTTCCATGGGTATTGATCGTTTCAACAAATGTGATTCTATCCAGGACAGCGAGGCTTACGCCAATAAGAAAATGTTCCTTTCCCAGACGCTCACTATCGCTTTGACGATTCCCGCTACATTTCTCGCGTACTATCTTTTCGATAAGATCTCCGGTCCTTCTAAGAGTGGCATCCCCCTGATGGCCATCGTAGCGGGTGTCACTGGTATAATCGCGAGTGTTTTCACTTACCAGCTTCAACAAGCTGATGAATGTGGCGAAGTTAAAGATGACGCTAAAACTTTCATCGCTCTAGGTATAACGGGTTCTGTCATGCTCACCGTTGGTGGTCTGATCATGTTGGGTATGAGGAATAAGCAGCGTTTTTACCCGATAGCACCTGCTGCCTCGACTGAAGCTGTGGTAATGTCTAATGGAGTGAAATAAGCGTAAACGCGCGAAAGAGTTATATTAAATAAAAATATGTAAAAAATAGATGGA